CTATGCGATCACTCGCAAGGCCATCGACGACAACCTCTACAAGAGCCAGTTCGCTCCGTCGAACCTCGGCCTGACGCAGTCCTTTGCGCAGACCAAGGAAATCTACGGCGCCAACGTGCTGAACACGGCAACCACCTACAATGCGGCGGTTGGCGGTGACGGCGTGTCTCTTGTCAATGCGGCTCACCCGATTGATGGCACGACCATCTCGAACTACACCACCAACGACCTGAACGAGAGCACGCTGCTGGCCGCGATGATCGCGATCCGCACGAACTTCCGCGATCAGGCTGGCCTGAAGGTGTTTGCTCGCGGTCGTCGTCTGGTAATCCCGCCTGCTCTTGAGCCGGTTGCGATCCGCCTGACGAAGACTGAGCTGCGCCCCGGCACGGCAGACAACGACGTCAATGCGATCATGTCCACCGCGGGCGGCCTGCCCGAGGGTTACATGGTCAATGACTATTTGACCTCTGCCCGCGCTTGGTTCCTCCTGACAAACATCGATGGTTTGTCTTACATGGAGAGAATTAAGTTCGAAACCGACATGCAAGTCGACTTTACGACTGACAATCTTCTCGTAAAGGGCTATGAGCGTTACAGCTTCGGTTACTATAACTGGCGCTCAATTTACGGCTCATTCCCGACCTAAGCCATTGGGGCGGGGCTACGGCTCCGCCCTTCTTTCTAGGCAACCCGATCACGCAGACCGGCCTAGCGGACGCTGCACAGACGGCGTGATCTCATCGTGCAGGAGGCCCTTATGGGTGCGACTACATTCACCGGCCCCGTCAGGGCTGGCAATATTCTCAACACCTCGGGGACGACCCTCGGGACTGACATTGCCAACGTTGGCATTGTTGAAATGGTTCAGACCGCTGCCATCACGCAGTCTGGCGGCGTTCTCTCAACGACCCCGATCGTGATCCCGGCTAATAGCCAGATCGTCAACATTATCATCTGGACCACTGCGGTTTGGGCAACCACGACGACGCTTGGCGTTGGAACGACCGCCTCGGCGACTGCCTTCACTGCTGCTGGCGCCGTCACTGGCCTTGGCACCCTTGGCCAATTTAACGTCACCCCCGGCACCAGCCTTACGCAGATTGCGAACTGGATTGATGTTGGCGCTACAGACGTGCAGCTTGCGATCAGCACCAGTACCGGCTCTGGCACTGGCTGGATCACCGTGAAGTACGTTCAGGCCAACAACCTGACCCCGTAATCCAACGAAATTTGCCATAGGAGGCAAGCATGAAGGGTAAATCTCCGAAGACCGGCGCCATCAAGCACACCGCCTACTCCGGCGGCGCCAGCAAGACGGCATCTGAAGCCATGAACACCACTGATGGCTTCAAAAAGGGTGGCAAGGTTGGCATGAAGGCCGAGGGCGTCATGTCCTCCGCTCACGCTGGCCGCAAGCCCCGCAAGAGCGGTGGCGGCGTTATGTCTTCTGCCTCGGGGGGCACTCCCCGTGGCAAGGGTGCAAACTACTAAGTCATCCTCCCCGACTTGAGTGGTTTGGCGGGGGCATTCGTGCCCCCGCATTCGCATGGAGGTTATGATGTCTGGTGCTTGGACGCGCAAGGAAGGTAAAAACCCTAGTGGCGGCTTGAACGCCAAGGGTCGCGCCTCGCTGAAGGCTGAAGGTCACGACATTAAGCGCCCGCAGCCTGAAGGTGGCTCGCGCAAAGACAGTTTTTGCGCTAGAATGACGGGCATGAAGCGCAAGTTGACGGGGTCCGCGAAGGCCGCAGATCCTGACAGCCGCATCAACAAGTCACTCAGGAAGTGGGATTGCTAACATGGCGGAGAAGCCCTTCTGGGATAAAGACGCTCCCAAGGATGCAAAGGTGAAGCATCTGAACCGCAAGCAGGTTCAGTCCGCCAAGGCTCACGCCCGCGCCGCAGGCCGTCCTTATCCCAATCTGATCGACAATGCAGCCGCTTCGCGCGCTGGCAAGAGGAGCTAAAGATGTTGACAGCCGCATATTCTATTACTCAGTCTGGCCTGTACGAGCCCTTTGACCTTCAGGTTTCTCGTGGGCAAGTCCTTGGCCACACCACCAGCAATATCTTTGGATACGGGACCACTCCTGCCACTGCGAGCCTTTTCCGCACGGTTTGGGAAAACATGCTTACGACAGATTATGCTTTCCCCGGATCGGCCCTGACCATGCAGTTAGTCAGTACCGTTGCGGGCGACACGGCCTCAATCACAATCATTGGCCTTGATGCAAATTACAACTTGATCTCTGAGACTCTGGTCTTGAACGGCACGACTAACGTGCCGACAACGAAACAATATTTTCGGATTAACAATATCAATGTGTCGGCTGGCAGTTCGTCAAACCCCAGCGGGGTCATAACGCTTACGAATGGCGGCGTTATTTACGCGCAAATCAATACAATCACTGTCAATGGTGTCCTTGGCAGCATCGGCACATCTCAGATGGCCGTCTACACAGTCCCGGTAGGATACACCCTATATATGTCGCGCTTCACGGCCTATTCCTCATTCAACGGAAATACGGCCAACTACACGACCTATCGCGCTGTAACGAACACATCGACTGGTGTTCAGCGTTGTATTCTTCAATCTCCGTTCAATACAAACTATGAAATTCACCGCATTTATCCGTTCCCATACGCTGAAAAAACCGACATCCGCTGGCAAATCGCTTCTAGCGCAGCAGCGTCTGCCGTGACCAATGTCAACATTGGCGGCGTCCTAATCAGCAATGACGTAAGCGCGCAGTTCTAAGGAACCCCTATGGCCACGAGCGGCACCTATACGTTTAACCCGTCGCTCGGCGAGATCACGCTCTATGCGTACAATCTCATTGGGCTCAGAAACACGTCTTTGCTTCAAGAGCACATGGAGGCCGCCCGCATGGCGTCCAACATGCTTTGCGCAAATTGGAGCAATCGTGGCGTAAACCTGTGGGCAGTTGACCTCATCACGGTTCCGCTAGTGCAGGGCCAGAAGACTTATAATGTCGATCTAAACACCGTCACCATGCTTGATGCCTATATGGTCATCGATAATGGCAGTGGTCAGCCCATCGACCGCATCATCCTGCCGGTGAGCCGCACTGAGTATGCCAGCTATCCCAACAAGGATACGCAAGGCTTCACGACGACCTTCTGGTTTGACCGCCTGATCTCGCCCAATCCGACCGTAACCCTGTGGCCTGTCCCTGACGGCACGAGCGCGCAATACCTCAAGTATTATCGCGTCCGCCAGATACAGGACGCGGCGTTTCAGAACGTCACAACGACTGGTACGTTTCAGACGGGCACTCAGGTTGAGATCCCCTACCTCTGGATGGAAGCCTTTGCCTACGGTCTCGCAGCCCGGCTTGCTATCATCTGGGCGCCTGACAAGGTGCAAATTCTCAAGCCGCTTGCGGATGAAGCCTATGCGATCGCCGCAGAGCAGAACGTCGAGACGGCGCAGCAATACATTTCACCCCAGATCTCGGGCTACTATCGGCCGTAAGGAGGCCCTATGGGATACGCCTCACAATCCGGTCGGGCCAGAACAAGCGCAACGTCGCCTCAGGCGCATGCGATATGCGACCGTTGCGGTTTTCGCTACAATCACGTTGACCTCAAGTGGCAATTTGACTGGGCTGGCGCCTCGCTGATCAACAAGCGCCTGCTTGTCTGCACTCCCTGCTTTGATACTCCGCAGGAGCAGCTCCGCGCCATCGTGATCCCGGCAGATCCGGTTCCGATCCAGAACCCGCGCCTTCAGGACTTCGTTACGGCGGAGCAGAACACGCGCACAACGTCTGGTGCTAACACCGTTGACCCTGTCACAGGCATTCCTGTGATCAGGGGCGCTGACCGCATCACGCAGACCTATAACACCCGCGTCACGCAGCAGACTGGCGAGCCGCCGGGCGGCCTGAACACGCAACCCGGAACGAGCGAGTTCGTGCCCAATGATGCTGGTGGCAATGACCCCGGATTGCCGTATAATAACACGACCGTTCCAGAGACAGGGCCGTTGACATGAGCGTTGTGCAGATCCCTAACCTTCCGGCGGCAACGGCGCTCAGTGGCAGTGAGCAGCTTGAAGCTGTTCAATCAGGTTCTTCCGTTCGTATTACTGCCTCTCAAATTGGCACCTATATTTCTTCTACTTATTATCCATCCACCGGCATTTACACCGTCACTGCCAATTCTCCGTTGACGTCCAGTACCGTTGGGACGGCCGCAACCATATCCCTGCCGCTGAATAGCGTCACCAATAGCTACCTTGCTGCGATGCCTACTGGCAACGTCATGGGCAACTTTACGGGCAGCTCATCGGCGCCCGTCTACACGCCCGCCAGCACTGTTCTGGATAGTTTCGGATCGTCTGTAGGAAGCCTGCTTTATCGAGGCTCGTCATCATGGACGACGCTTGCCGCTGCCACTGCGGGCGGCATTTTGACCACGAATGGCATCAACACTATCCCGACATGGTCAACGATCAGTTCCCTTATTAATACGTCTGTTGGTGGCGGAACGCAGGGCGCCATTCTCTATCGCAATGCCACGTCATGGGTTGAGCTTGCGCCGGGCACGTCTGGGCAATTTCTCAGGACGCAGGGCGCGGCCGCCAATCCGGTCTGGGCAACTGTTTCTGGCACCGGCACAGTTACAAGCGTGGCCACGGGCACAGGCCTTACGGGCGGTCCCATAACGACATCCGGCACAATCTCAATCGCCAGCACGACTGTGTCCCCCGGATCTTATGGGTCATCATCATCGGTTCCTACATTTACGGTAAACGCGCAAGGCCAATTGACGGCGGCACTTAATACCAGCATTGACATTAATGCCAGTCAGATTTCCGCAGGGACGTTGCCTGTTGCGCGTGGCGGCACGGGCGTAACGACGTCAACTGGATCTGGGTCGGTTGTTCTTTCAACTTCTCCGACATTGACTACTCCAGTCCTTGGAACGCCGACGTCGGTCAATTTGACCAATGCTGTTGGATTGCCTTTGACGACAGGCGTCACTGGGACGCTTCCGGTTGCCAATGGTGGCACAGGGACGTCAACTCCAGCTCTTGTGGCTGGCACAAACGTCACGATCACAGGTACTTGGCCTAATCAGACAATCAATTCCACTGGTGGCGGGGGTGGCGGCACGGTTAATTCCGGCACTGCCGGCCAGCTTACTTATTACGCTGCATCTGGAACAGCCGTGTCTGGAAATGCCAATGCAACGATTAGCAGTGGCGCCCTGACGCTTGGCGTTGCTGGAGCGGCTGCGGGCCGCGTTCTCTTCTCAGGTAGCACTTCTGGTGCAGTTACGGTGCAATCTGCCGCCGCTGCTGGCACATGGACGATGACGCTCCCCACGACGGCGGGGACAAATGGTTACGTCCTGTCCACCAACGGATCAGGCGTTACAAGCTGGATTGCTGCATCGGCTGGTGGTGGCACAGTCACCAGCGTTGATGTGAGCGGCGGATCTACTGGCCTGACGACAAGCGGTGGCCCGATTACAGCATCTGGCACGATCACCATTGCTGGAACGCTTGCAGCCGCCAGCGGTGGCACTGGGCAGACATCCTACACAATTGGCGACCTTCTGTACGCCAGCACCTCTACGGCGCTCTCGAAGCTTGCAGATGTCGCCACGGGTAATGCGCTTATTTCTGGCGGTATTGGAGCCGCACCTTCATGGGGCAAGATTGGTCTTACGACCCATGTATCTGGCATCCTTTCCGGCACCAACGGTGGCACGGGCGTCAACAATGGCGCTAACACCATAACTTTGGGTGGCAATATATCAACTGCCTCGTCATTTACGACGTCTGGAGCCAATGCTCTGACTTTGACGACGTCTGGCGCAACCAACGTCACGCTGCCCACCACCGGCACACTGGTCAATACTGCGGTTACAACGCTTTCCAGTTTGACAAGCATTGGCACGATTGCGACTGGCGTTTGGAACGGAACCACGATCGGGATTGCTTACGGCGGTACAGGTCAAACAACGGCATCTGCTGCATTCAATGCTTTGTCGCCAATTACGACGGCAGGCGATTTAATCCTTGGAAATGGCACAAATAGCGCCACGCGCCTCGCGATTGGTTCTAATACTTACGTTTTAACGTCCAATGGGACGACAGCTTCTTGGCAACCAGCATCTGGCGGTGGATCTGGCACTGTAAATTCAGGAACGCTTGGCCAGCTTACTTACTACGCCGCCACAGGCACGGCTGTCTCGGGCAATGCCAATGCCACTATTAGCGCAGGTGCATTGACGCTGGGCGTTCAAAGCACAACTGCCGGTTCTGTGGTTCTTGCCAATACGAATGCCGGTGCCTTCGCTACAACGGTTAAGTCAAGTGCCTCCGCAACAAGCGCGTGGACAATGACGTTGCCAATTTCCCCCGGCACCAATGGGTATGTTCTTTCGACCGATGGCGCTGGTGTCACAAGCTGGATCGCAACATCTGGCGGCGGCGGCACTGTTACCAGCGTCAATGTGAGCGGCGGATCAACAGGTCTTACGACCAGCGGCGGCCCAATAACGGGGTCGGGAACAATTACGCTTGCGGGCCTCCTTGGCCCGACCTATGGCGGCACGGGGGTCAATAACGGCTCTAATACGCTGACCCTGTCGGGCAACAATTCCTTCAATCAGGCCATCTACACGAACGTAGCGGTCACCGTAACGTCCAACGCTGGCACTGTTCCGATCACGCAGAAGCTGAATACATTTACAAACAGTTCTGCCGCAACGATGACCATCACACTGGCAACCGCCAGCGCGGTTGATGGCCAGATGACAATTGTCCGTATTTACGACTTCAGCGCGGCTTCTCAGACGATCTCGTGGGTGAATACGGAAAACAGCACAGTCACTGCGCCAACTACATCAAATGGATCAACGACGCTTCCGCTGACTGTTGGTTTTATGTACAATGCGCAGACCTCAAGGTGGCGCTGCATCGCCTCGGCCTGATAGGGGGATTACATGGCTATCGTACAGCTTGAAGATGGTCGCATCGCGGACCAGTTCCAGATTGGAACTGAGCCCTTCGTTCTTCACGATGCGCTGGTGATGATGCCTGCGGATTACGAAAAGCTGACGCCTGAAGAGATTGAGGCGATGAAGCAGCAACGCTACAACAATTGGATCGCCATTGTCACTGCGCCGCCCGTTGACGCGCCTGTTGAAGATATCCCTTCTGATCCTGCGGTGTAATCATGGCAACATACACATGGATTGGCGGAACAGGGACTTGGAATACGTCAAACACCGCTGTCTGGTCTCCCGCAGGCGTCCCCACAGCGGCTGATAACGTTATTTTTAATTCCGCCACTACCTACACCGTCACAATGACTGGTGCCCTTGCCTGCTTGGATTTCACCGTGTCCGCAGGGACTGTGACGTTTGCGACAGGAACAACTCCAACGCTTGCGGTTAGCGGATCAATGTCCCTTGTGTCTGGAACTGTGTGGAGTAGCACAGGGACAACGACATTTAATGCGACTTCCTCTAAAACGATAGCCTCTGGCAACACTGCTATAAATGGGAACGTAACATTTAACGGAGTTGGCGGATCTTGGCAGCTTCAAGATAACCTGACTCTTGTCGCTGCCCGTACCTGCACATTGACCAATGGAACCATCAACTTAAATAACTTTTCTTTAACAACTGGACTTTTCTCATCCACAGGCAGTGGCGTTCGCAGCATAGCGTTTGGCACAGGAAACATCACCTGCAACAGCACTGCTGGTGGGACAATCTGGACAACGGCGACAGCGACTAATCTGACCATTTCTGGAACCCCCAATGTTAACATTGATAACTCTGGGGCTGTAGCAACCACAATAGCCTCTGGCGCCACAACAGAAACTACGGTTTTTTCGTTCAATATTATTTCCGGGTCATACATTCTTACCTCTCCAAACTTCTTTAGATCTTTGAATTTTTCTACAGCGTTCAGCGGAACGTGGACTCCCGCAGCCCAATCGCTTACATGCTTTGGAGATATGACACTTTCCTCTGCGATGTCTTTTGGCGGCGGGGCGGGCGGCGTCACTTTTTCCGCTACGTCTGGCATCCAGACCATTACTTCAAACGGTCTTTCATGGGCTACACCCATAACTCAGAGCAATAGCAATGCAACACTCAGGCTTGCTGACGCTCTGACGCAGACAACTTACCAGTATCTTCACAATAGTGGAACGCTTGACCTCAATGGAAAAACCTTAACCCCCGGCACGAACTACGCGACGGGGGCTGGGACGAAGAACATCACGTTCAATGCGGGAACTCTCCTTTGCGCCGCAGCAACAACCAGCGCCTTCAATAATGCTGCGCCTACCGGGTTTAGTACGACAGCGGGAACCGGCGTCGGCAAGATCAGCATGACAGCGGCTACCGCCAAAACTTTTGTCGGCGGCGGCTCTACCTACAACTGCACCCTGTCCAATGATGGCGCTGGTGCGTTGACCATATCTGGCTCAAACACATTCACCTCCATCGCTAATGGCGTTCAGCCTGCCGCGTTCACCTTTACGTCTAGCACGACACAGACAATTACTAATTGGCTGATAAATGGCGCTCCCGCAAATCTTGTCACGATCATCAGTTCAACTGCCGGAACTGCGGCAACCATATCCAAGGCAAGCGGCACAGTTTCCTGCAATTATGTAAGCTTGAAGGACTCAACCGCCACGGGCGGCGCTACTTTCTTTGCGGGGACAGGCTCAACCAATGTAAGCGGAAACACCGGCTGGTCATTTACCGCAGCGCCTCTGACTTACTATTGGATTGGTGGCGCAGGCAATTGGTCCAGTACGGCCAAGTGGTCGCTGAACTCTGGCGGAACGATTGCTACTGCTGTTCCTACCAGCACTGATAACGTGGTGTTTGATGCCAACTCTGGGTTGGTGGGATTGATCGCAACTGTAGACACCGCGCAGACATGCGCCACATTGACGTTGACGCCGGGCGCCACAGTTGGCTTCTCTACCATAGCCATTACGGCCTCATTGACCGTCAGTGGCCTGTTTTCAATGTCTGGAACGGCTGGAAACCAGCGGTTCCTAATTTGTGGAACTACCTATGGGTTGGCTACAGACTTCTCAGTTGGGTCTGCATCTGGGCTGTCTGACCTTGATTGCCGTGATCTGCGCGTCATTGGCACTGCTGCTCCGTTGTCTGGGACGCGCATTGGCGACTTGCGTGGTGTAACGGGCGTTACCTTTAATGCCGCAAAACAAGTGTATTGGGTGACTGCGGCTGGCGGCAACTGGTCTGGGAATAATTGGAGCAATACTGCTGGTGGAGCGGCAAGCACCATTTATTTCCCCTTGGCGCAGGATACGGCCACTTTTGTTAATACGGGGTTAAACACGGGCGCTACAGTAACTTGGGACGTAGCCATCCCATATGCTGGGTCAATCGACATGTCTGCGCGATCTAATGGCATGACGCTCTCGTTTACTACCAGTAGAACAGCGTATGGCAACTGGACAAATGGCTCAGGGACCACAGTATCAAATACTGGTGGTCTTAATTTTTCAGGCAGAAACACTCAGACAGTAACTTCTGCCGGGAAGGCGATGGCCACTGGCGGGGGTTTTATCATTGATACCTATGGCGGCACCGTCCAGCTTGCTGATCCGCTGAACATTGGCGCAAATGCGCTGATCGTCACTAACGGCACGTTTGATACAAATGGGCAAAACGTAACGGCGTTGTCGCTGTCCTCTAACAACGCAAACGTGCGCGCTATTAATCTTGGCGCAAGTACACTTACGCTTTCTGGTTCCTCTCCTATACAAATGACATCTGCAACAAATTTAACATTCAACGCTGGAACATCCACCATAGATATTTCATATACTGGAAGTTTTACTTTTTCAGGCGGGTCACTTACATTTAACAATGTTACTTGTACCTCTACTGTAGCAAGCAGTCAAAATTCCATAGGCGGTGCAAATACCTTTGCTAACCTGACGCTTACAAATTCCCTTACGGGTCTTATGCAATTCACATTTTCTGCTAACCAAACCATCACCGGCACCCTAACATGCGCTGGTTCTTTGGTTACACGCCGCAACTTCCTGCGTTCCGACACTGTAGGCACTCAGCGCACATTGACTTGCGGCGCTATATCCGCAGACGATTGCGACTTCAGGGACATTGCAATTGCAGGCGCTGCTGCACCCTACAATGCTGGCTCACTGCGTGTAGGCGATTGCGGCAACAATTCCGGTATTACGTTCCCCGCTGGTGTTCCTAAATATTGGAACCTTGCGGGCACACAGAATTGGTCTGCCACTGGGTGGGCTACAAGTTCCGGCGGCACCCCCGCCGCTAACAACTTCCCGCTGGCGCAGGACACCGCTACGTTCAACGCTGCAAGCGGAGCCATTGGAACAATAACCATAAATGCCCCTTGGAATATTGGCACTGTGGATATGACCGGCAGGGTTGTAACTACATTCCCCATGACGCTGACAACGTCGACCAACGCGCCGACAGTTTATGGCAGTTGGCTGTTTGATACGGGTGTTACATCTTCTAGTACAACGGGAGCAATCACTTTTGGCGGACGTGGCACTCAGACCATAACAAGTAGAGGCATTACCTTTGGATGTCCTGTTACTGTAGACTCGTCAACGGGAACCGTGCAACTTGCTGATGCGCTGACACTTGGCGCAACGCGCACACTGACATTGACCACAGGTACGTTTGATGCAGTTACATATCCCGTGTCTGTTGGGTTAGCATCTTTTGCAGCGGGCACATTAAAAATGGGTTCAAATACATGGACCCTTTCTGGAACAGGTTCAGTCTGGTCATTTACTGGCGGGACTCTTTACAAAGGTACTGCCAACATAGTTCTTTCAGATACAAGCACAACTGCCCGCACATTTACGGGTGGCGCTCAATCTTACAACAAGCTTACTATAGGTGGGGCAACTGGTATCTCGACGTTGAACATCACCGGTATCAACCAATTCACTGAAATTGCCTCAACGAAAACAGTCGCACACACGATTGCGTTGAGCACTACCACACAGACGGTTGGCGCATGGACCGTCACCGGCACCGTTGGCAACGTAGTCACCGTCACCGGCACTGCCACGCTGACCATCGCAGGCGCTCGCGTGTCTGGCGTGGATTACCTTGCAATGGGTACGACCGCCATCAGCACAACGTCCCCCGGCGAGTTTTACGCTGGCGCAAACAGCACTGGCACAGGCACGGGCGTTATTCTCACTGCCGCGCCTGCGGCAGTTACACGTTGGTGGCGTGGCGGTAATGGCACATGGGACGCTACAACAACAACTAATTGGTCATCAAGTGTCGGCGACGTTCGTCCCGCATCGGTTCCGACATCTGCCGACAATGTTGTTTTTGACTCAGTTTCTAACGCCACCGCCTACCTCGTCACCTGCACGGCCACGCAGTTGCGCTGCGCCTCGCTGACGATTGCAGGGCCAGCAACTGGAAATCTTACCTTTGCAGGCACAGCACCGCTGGCTATTCATGGCAACGTGACGCTTCCTGCAACCGGAATGACGCGCACCTATACGGGTGCGATTACGCTTACCGGATCAGCCACGGGCAAGACGTTTACGACGAATGGCGTATCGTTAGCTTCTGCCATGACGGTAAATGGTGTTGGTTGCGGGTGGGCGTTGGGGTTTGCGCTTACCAGTACATCAACATTTACCGTTACAAACGGGTCTTTTGATACCGCAAATTTTGCGTTGTCTTGTACAACCTTGTCATCAAGCAATTCAAATACGCGATCAATTACGTTTGGCACAAGTACCATGACTATTTCTGGGTTTTCTTTGTCTGCGACAAATTTAACTTTTAGTGCTGGATCGTCTACGATTAACAGCGGCGCTGGAACAGGCACGATTGATTTTGGCGGATTGTCATTTGGTACGTTTAACTTTACGTCAAACGCCACTTCAATAACCATAAATGGCGCAAATACTTTTACCAATTTGTCTATGTTTGGAAGAACTAGCGCCGGGGTTGGAGGCATTATATTTAGTGCAGACCAAACCATTACAGGAACACTTACAATTCCCGCAGGAACTGACGCAACTATGCGCAACTTTCTGCAATCAAACACGCTTGGAACAACGCGCACTTTGACCTGCGGCGCCATATCAGCGCAAGATGCTGACTTCAGGGATATCGCGATTGCGGGTGCCGCGGCTCCCTATAACGCTTCTTCTCTGCGGATTGGTGATTGCAAAGGCAACAGCGGCATCACGTTTCCGGCTGGCGTTCCAAAATATTGGAACCTAATTGCTGGCGGCAACTGGGGCGGCGCGATTGCATGGGCGACAACAAGCGGCGGAACTCCCGCTATTAACAACTTTCCGCTGGCGCAAGACACTGCGTGGTTTGAAGCTGCGGGATTAAACAACGGTGTAACCGTCACAATAAATGCCAGTTACAATATTGGTACTATTAATATGGCTGCTCGCACAGTATCGGGACCGCCAAGACAAATAGTGCTTGGCAGCGGCGTTACAGCTCCAACAATCTATGGCGACTGGATCAATGGATCTGGTTGCTCGTTCACCGGCACTGGTGCAATTACGTTTGCTGGGCGCGGGTCTCAAACCATCACAAGCGCGGGCGCATCTGCGTTTACGCAGCCATTCACGATAAACACGCCGGGTGGGTCTGTGACGTTGGCGGATGCGTTTTCTAGTAGCAATTCCACTACAAGCGCGCTTCTTCTGACGACAGGCACATTTAACGCCAACGGGCAAAACGTTACGCTTTCTGGCGCTGCAAGCAGCGTTTCCTCCAGCAACTCAAATACAAGAACAATCGCTGTCGGCTCTGGCATTTGGACGTTGTCTGGAACGGCACCGTGGACCGCTACAACCTCGACAAATCTTACTGTTACCGGCACTGGCACAATCAAATTGACCAGCGCCTCCGCCAAAACTTTTGCCGGGGGCGGCCTCGCCTACACCAACATCACACTGGATCAGGGCGGCGCGGGGCAGCTCAACATCTCCGACAACAACACTTTTGGAAATATCACCAACACCTACGGCGCGACCGGCGCGGCAACGATCAACTTTGCCGCCACCACTACAACACTCTCACAGTTCACCGCAGCAGGAACCGCAGGCAATCTGCTAACCATTCAAGGGACATCCGCCGCATCACCCGCTACGCTGATCCTGACAAGCGGAACCGTCAATTCCAACTATCTAGCAGTCAGCAACATCAAGGCATATGCCACGACATCGACATGGTATGCTGGGACGAACTCAACCAATGGCGGGACGTTGGGTTGGATATTCAGCTCACTGTCTGTTACGGCAAATGGTAACTTCTTCTCCTTTTTCTAATCGCACCGGGAACAGCGGCATGGATCAGTCAATCATCAACATGGCCCTTAGCGCCGCCCTTGCCATAGCCGGATGGTTTGCCCGCCAGCTTTGGGAGGCCGTGCAGGCATTGAAGGCTGACCTTCACAGGATTGAAGCTAATATGCCTATAGACTACGTTCGCAAGGATGACCTCGACAAGCGAATGGACCACATTGAGGACATGTTCAAGCGCATCTACGACAAACTTGATGGGAAGGCGGATAAGTAATGGACCCTTTGACGATCCTCGCCCTCGCCAAGGCCAGCTATGAAGCCATCAAGGGCGGCATTGCTGTCGGCAAAGAAATTCAGGGAATGGCCAAGGATGTTGGCTCTCTGTTTGACAGCGTGGCTCACCTAACCCGCATTGCTGCGGAACCTCATCATGGGAGCCTGCTATCCGGCAAGACGGCGGAGCAGATGGCTATGGAGGCATATGCCGCCAAGGCCGAGGCTGATCAAATGATGGCGGATCTGAAGAACCATTTTATAGGCGAGTTTGGACTTGCCGCGTGGGATGAAGTTGTCGCGGCCACGACCAAGATCAAGAAGGATATCAAGGCAGCTCAAGTTCAAGCTGCAAATGAACAGGCTGAACTCATGGACAATTTGACTGCATGGGCAGTTGGAATAGTCTTGCTCCTGACGGTGGCCGCAATTCTCGCCCTTCTTGCCATTGCAATCACTCACAGATAGGCGGCGCCAATGAGCCTTCTTGACACCTTCGGCCCCCTCCTCGGTCAGATAGCCCCCACCATTGCCACGGCTCTGGGAGGGCCTCTGGCGGGCATTGCCGTCAAGACCCTCTCCAACGTCCTGCTCGGCCATGAGAATGGCTCCGAGGATGACGTCAAGGCCGCGATGGCCACGGCATCCCCTGACCAGCTTGTGGCCTTGAAGAAAATCGATGCCGACTTCAAGACTCACATGAAGGAGCTGGACATCGACCTTGAGCGGATCTCGGCGGCCGACCGTGACAGCGCCCGCAAGATGCAGACCGAGACGAAGGACTGGACGCCCAAGGCCCTCGCCTTCTTCATCACCTTCGGCTTCTTTGGCGCCCTGATCTGGATCATGGTGTTTGGCATCCCGCAGACGGGAACTGAAGTCCTCTTGATGATGCTGGGGTCACTCAGCACCTCTTGGACGGGCGTCGTGCAGTTCTATTACGGCTCCAGCGCCGGGTCCAAGGCTAAGACTGACGCACTCACTTTGAGGGATGGAAAATGAAAGAGAACTGGGACGAAAGCTTTGAAGCTGTTTTGAAGCACGAGGGCGGTTTCGTGAACCATCCGAAAGATCCGGGTGGGATGACGAACTTGGGCGTAACGAGGCGCAATTGGGAAGTCTACCTCAATCGGAGCGTCACCGAGGCCGAGATGCGCGCCCTGACGCCTGACATCGTCAAGCCCTTCTACAAGTCCCAGTATTGGGACAAGATCAAGGGCGACGACCTCCCCGCTGGCGTGGACTATGCCGCGTATGACCTCGCCGTGAACTCTGGCACTGGCAAGGCCGCGAAGTTCTTGCAGGAGATTGCGGGCGTCACTGCGGACGGCGCGATTGGCCCGAAGTCTCTGGAGGCGATCAAGTCATGCGACCCTGAGCAGACGATCGACGCCCTGTGCGACATGCGCCTTGACTTCCTCAAGCGCCTCTCGACTTTCGAGACATTTGGCAAGGGATGGTCGATCCGGGTGGCTGACGTTAAGGACAAAGCCACCGGCATGGCGTAAACTGCCCGGCGGTGGTATAAGGGGCAGATCACGGGGTTAACATGACTACAGGCCTCACATACTCGACCTACGTCAGCCAGATCGCCACGATGGCGGTTGTGAGTTCGACCGACTCTGCCTTCACAACCATCCTCCCCCAGATGATCACCTACGCCGAGAACCGGATGTATCGTGACATCGACTTCATGTTTACCTCGACGTCCCTGCATGGTGCGCAGTTCTACCTAACCGCCGGAAACAGGAATATCTCCTTCCCGATCAATCTGCCGGATGGCTCTGGGACATTTGTTGTCAGCGAGCAAATCAATCTCCTGACAAATGCTGCCGGTAATGCCGCTTCGACAACGGACCCTGACACCTGCGTCCGCATTCCCCTGCTTCCCACGACCAAGGAGTTTTTGGACGCCGTCTATGGTTCGTCACTGTCTGCAAACTGGGGAAAGCCGCAGTATTTCGTCCCGTTCAATGAGACGCTCTTTTTCGTCGGCCCTGTTCCAGATCAGAACTACCCGGTTGAGGTTGTCGGCACCTACAGGCCCAATAGCCTGTCCGCCACAAATACGACGACCTTCATCAGCCTCTACCTGCCTGACGTCTTCATCATGGCCTCGATGATCTACATCAGCGCCTATCAGCGCAACTTCGGCCGCGCCAATGACGATCCGCAGATGGCTGTGACCTACGAGAGCCAGTATCAGGCACTACTGAAAAGCGCGCTTGTCGAGGAAGCTCGCAAGAAATTCGACGCCTCAGGCTGGTCTTCGCAGTCGCCCGCCACAGTCGCCACGCCTTCGAGGGGGTAATCCATGCCCCATCAATCGCTCAAGCTCATCCCCGGCGTTGATCAGAACCGGACCCCTGCCCTCAATGAAACGGCAATCTCCTATTCCAACCTGATCAGGTTCATCCCGGACAGGAATGGGATTGGCCTCGTTCAGAAGCTTGGCGGATGGACCCGCTTTCTCACGACCCCGATCAGTTCTGTCATCCGCGCCCTGCTGGCGTGGGAAGACACGAATGGGCGCTCGTGGCTTGGCGTTGGGGCGCAGACATCCCTGTCGGTTGTGACTGGCGCCCCCAATGGAACGCCCAAACCAATCACGCCGCAGACAACAACGGCTGACATTGCCCTACAAGCCAGCACAACCGCTGCAAGTTCGCTCGCAATCATCAATGCGACGGGGAGCGGCCTTGACCAATATGACAGCGTCTACATCAAGACGCAGATCAGCGTTGGCGGCGCCATTCTTTTTGGCGTCTACCCGGTCATCCCGGTCAGCACCAACCAATTTGAAGTTCAAATAACGAACGTCCTTGGTGTCGCTCAAAACGCCTCATTTACGACAACTTCTCTGGCGGTGACGACTGTGGCTTGGGCGCCTGTCTTGGGCGTTGACACAGCCACGTTGAAC